CAACTGGAATGTCTGGTGGTAAAGCATACTTGACTGCATATCAAGCAGTCAACAATCAAGGTTCAGTTGCTGGTGGTATATTAGGTAATGACGTATTCAGACATCAGCTAGAAAGAAATACTTTCACTGGTACGAATACAACATTCGTCCTTGCTGTTGCTGGAGCAGGTACTGGCGATACATGTATTGGTTCAATTGACTGGGAAGAAATAACCTAAACTAAACTATGGAGATATATGATGATTAGATTGAATGTGTATAAGATCCATCCAGATGTGGTGGCCCCCGACTTCGCAACGAAGCAATCAGCCTGTTTCGATCTCGCTTTCTCAGCTTTAGGTAAGTATGAGTATAGTGGATTCAACAAGCAGAATAAGACCTTCACTCGTAAATTCAACAACGGTTCTATTCATATCATGCCTGGTGACCGCATTCTGGTACCCACAGGTTTGATTCTGGATATTCCTACAGGTTACTCTGTTCGTATTCATGCAAGGTCTGGTCTATCCCTAAAGAAAGGATTGGTTCTCGCCAATGCTGAAGGTGTTATCGACTCTGACTATACAGACGAGTTATTCTTGTTGCTTCATAACATTTCTGACAACGGTGCTGATATCAATCACGGTGATAGAATTGCTCAAGGTGAGTTAGTTGTTCGCGAAACATACTCTATTCTTGAGACAACCGATAGACCTGGCCAGAAAACTGACCGTGCTGGTGGTATGGGTTCAACTGGTGTTGCTGCACCGGTTACCACAGAAAAGCGTGGGCGTGGTAGGCCAAAGAAGGTCGCCTAATGTCTAATAAAAATTATCATTATCACAAAGTTGAATCTAGACCCGCCCTCATTGAAATTGAGGGTGGTATCACCATTCGTATTGATGAGAACAACAACATCAATATTGAAGGTCATAGAGATATGAATTTCAACTGTAATGGTGATCTGAATATCAATGCTAAGAAGATAAATATGTTTGGTGATGATGACATTTCGGTTGAGTCGAAAACTCATATGATCTATAAAGCACCTCGTATCGATCTGAATCCTGATGATAAGCCAGATTCATTCTTGAACGTCCAAGAGTTCTTAGAGAAGATGAAAGACCACCATCATGACCACGAAACATAAGTTCACCATCAGAATAGGCGATGATATTATAACCTATGATAACTACGATGACATACCTGACAGGTTCGATAATCTTATTGCTTTCAATCCTTATGTACCATTAGGTCCACATTCGGATGAAGACCATGCTCAGATTGAAAACTGGATGGAAAAATTCTTAGCCCTTCGTGAAAGAGAAGATAAGTGACCATTCAATTAGATCCAGGATTTTTACCAGATGCTCAAACACAAGTCTATATATCAAGTTATGTGAATGTTGTTGACGATGCATCAGGTTCAAATGTTATCGTTGGTATAGCGAATGTTGTCAACGTCTCTTTCAGTGTCTATCAACCAAACGTCACAATCAGTGTGGCTAACGATAGAATATGGGTGAACGGTACATACACAGCAGGTAATACGGTCAATGTGAAATGGTTCAATCCACCTTATGGTGCTAATATGACAAGCGGTATAGCATATAATTTCTTGGATGTTCCTTCAGGAAAAATTGTTTACGAAGTCAATGACACAAATGCAACAGGCATAACTGTCACACATAATTTCAAAGTGAACTATACTGCTGGTGGTAATGCGACTTTTTCGATAGACAGATATGTTGCACCTAATCTATATGCAGCATATAACTTTTTAGGTAGTTATAGTTGGCCAGTATAAGGAATCAAATATGCCCGCAGTGACAAGAATAGGTGATCTTGATGTTACACACTGTAGCCCAATGCGTAGAGCCACCGGTTCAGGTACAGTTTTTGCGAATGGTAGACCTGTTAGTTTTCAAGGATGTGTAAACACACCACACCTGATTCCTGGAGGTAAGTTTTGTGTATCGCACGTTGCTGCGATCCAGGTAGGAAGCACAACCGTAAAAGTTCACGGTATGGGCTTAGGTAGAGTTTTCGATTCTGTAGGGCCGTCATGTACAGCGGTCGCACAAGGATCTGAAACTGTTTTTGCTGGTGGTTGACAAATCAGTAAAAATGTAATATAAATAGAATTGTCAGGTTGAGTAATGCGTCCTGACTACGTTGCGGAGTAGAGAAGTGGTCATCTCGTCAGCCTCATAAGCTGGAGATCGTTGGTTCGAATCCAACCTCGCGCAACCAACTCTTCGCCTTATGGGAAGAGTTTCACATAAACCTAACTTGCTTAAAAGGAGTTAACGATGACACTTAACAAAATCCCTCACTTCGACCCTTTCAGTTTCCCTGATCTCACAAAGACTGCTATCGGCTTTGATGATGTATTCAAGAAGCTGAACCAAATCACCGAGAGTCTTCCTAAGATTCCAACTTATCCTCCTTATAATATCCGTAAGATCGATGAGACGAAGTATGTGATTGAAGTTGCTGTAGCCGGTTTCGGTAGTCAAGATATCGAAGTCGAGATTGAAGATGGTACTCTTACCATCAAGGGCAGCACAAATGCTTCCACATTCCCAGCCTCCGAATACCTGTTCAAGGGTATTGCTGATCGCGCATTCACTCGTAAGTTCTCTCTTGCAGACACCGTTGTTGTCAAGAATGCAGACCTTATGAATGGTATGTTGAAGATCATGTTGGAGCGTTTTATCCCTGAAGAGAAGAAGCCTAAGAAGATCAAGATCAACGAAGGTGAAACCTCAGAGAAGCAGTTTCTAAAGGACTAAAATGATCTTTCTTACCGAAGAACTGACAGAAGCCTTTCAAGGTTTCTTCGATAAGTTTCGTCTACAGCGTAAAGCTGAAAGTGAATTGATGAAACTCTCAAAGGAAGAACTTGAAGACTTAGGTCTACAAAGGCATGAAATCTACGGTGTTGTCTACGAGGCCACCAAAGATTATAAGTAAGTCAGAGGGGGAGAAATCCCCCTCTTGACATTATGTGGAGAATGCTATACTATGTGGAGACTATGGGCTAAGGCTCTTGGTGAAAAGAACGGTAAGAGTAATAGTGAAGCCGACAAGGTAGCTATTATTCGTACCATCATAATTCTGAGCTATATACTAACAAACATGTTTATTATAGCTGGCGTGATAAGGCATTGGTGATGAAATATAACATAGTGACAGAACCCAAGACCGTGACGGTCATTACCCCTACAATTGGATCACCTAAACTGAGAGATGCTATTGATAGCGTCAAGGCACAGACGTATCAACACATCAAGCATCTTTTGGTTATTGACGGACCTGAGTATTCAGAAAATGTATATAAACAGTTGTCGTTCAAAGAACTCACAATCGATATTCAATCGACGATAAGCCCATACAATACTGGTGGTGGTGGTGGCTTCTACGGGCACCGTATCTATGCTGCATATCCTCATCTAATCAATACCGACTATATCTTTTTCCTTGATGAAGACAATTGGTATGCACCAGATCATGTTGAGAGCCTTGTCAAGGTTCTTGAACAGAATGATTTTGCATATTCTCTCCGCAAAATCTATGATCAGAATAAGAACTATCTTTGTGATGATAACTGTGAGAGCCTTGGCAAATGGCCTATCTACTTCACAGCTGGTAAAGAAGAACATTTCCTCATCGATACATCTTCATTCGCATTTCGCCGAGACTTTCTAATCAAGGTATCACAGTTCTGGCATCACGGTTGGGGTGGTGATCGACACTTCTTCTATGCTGTAAAAGATCATTGTGTATGGGATACAAACGGCAAACACACACTTTGCTATCGCCTTGATGGTAATCCTAACTCCGTAACTGCTGACTTCTTTGAAAAGGGAAATGAAAGTATGTCTGCAATATATGGTGATAAATTTCCCTGGATAAAGAGCTGAACATGGATCTTGGTCAACTAATTTACACAATCAAAGAATCATCACATGAACAACTTCGTAAAGAAGAGTTGTTTCAGTTTATTGGTTTCTGTATTCAACATGCTCATGAATCGGAAGCACAAAACTATCAAGATGTATGGGCATTATGGGAAACAAGAAACAACCATGATGAAAAATTCTTTGTCGAGTTTGGTGCTACCGATGGTAAAACAAGCAGCAACACCTATCTGCTAGAACAAAAATATGGATGGGATGGCATCCTTGCTGAACCCAATCCAATCTGGCATGATGAATTGAACAAAAATCGTAGTTCATTCATAACACATAGGTGTGTATTCAGTAAGAGTAATGAGACGTTAGATTTTCTCATGACTGATGCTCCTGACCTAGCTACCATCAAGGGCTTTGGTCGTGACGATGAGTTCAAGGCCGAACGTGAGAAGTCTAAGACAATTTCTGTTGAAACCATTTCATTGTATGACTTACTCGATGAGTATGCACCGAAGATTATCGACTATCTGTCTATTGATACAGAAGGTAGTGAGTATGGTATTCTCAACGCATTCTTCCAGGAGAATGATAAGTATGATGTGAGATGTATCAGCGTTGAACACAACTTTATCATGCGTGACAAGATACATGAGCTGATGAAAGCTAATGGTTATGTTCGTAAGTTTGATATGATCTCTCGTTGGGACGATTTCTATGTGAAGGTGAATTGAAATGGAAAATAAAGATTTGATTATTGGCGGTGCATCCAATTATGATTGGGACCAGTTGAAGTATTGGGTCAACTCAATCAAGAAGAGTGGATTCAAAGGCGATATTGCCATCGTTGGTACTAACCTCAAAAGAGCAACGATTGACAAGCTAACGAGTGAAGGTGTCATACTCAGCCTCTATGGTAGAATGAATACCGACGGTGATATTGTAGCACCATCAAACAATGCTCCTCATGTCGAGCGTTTCTTCTATCTCTGGAACTTCCTTGAAACTACAAAAGAAGAATATAATAACGTAATCACTACAGACGTTCGTGATGTAATCTTTCAGAAAAATCCTTCTGAGTGGTTTGAAGATAAGTACGCATTTTTCTATGCTTCTTCTGAAGGTATGAGATACAAGAATGAACCTTGGGGTAATCAGAACTTTCTGGATTCTTTTGGTCCATACTTTCACAATATCTTCAAAGAGAATCTTATATACAATGTAGGTGTTTTGGGTGGTGAGTCCAATACCATCAAAGGTCTACTTTCGTTCATCTTTCATCTCAGCGTCAATAGACCTATTCCTATTGTCGATCAAGCTGTATTCAACTTCATCATCAATCAAGCACCTTTCAGGTTCGACACCGAATTTACAACGAATAAAGATGGTTGGGCAATTCAGCTTGGTACAACTATCGGTGCTGTGAGGTCTGGCAAAGGTGATCTTGGTATGATGTTCAATCAAGACCCGTCAAAGTATGAAGCGATCTATGAAGATGTTCAGCCAGATATTGGTGACGGTATCGTAAAGACACCAGACGGTGAACCATATTATATCGTACATCAGTATGACCGTGTTGATGGTCTGAGAGAACAGATTGAAAGGATTTACGGATGAACCCCGAACACTTTGATATTGAGAACCTGAAGATTTTTGGTATGTGGCCTAATCAGAATTTCATCTCAAGAGGTATTGTTCCTTACATCAGGCGAATTAGAAAAGACAAGGTCTATGTTGCTGTTGTCGGTGATCTGAAAGGCGAATCAGTTGTTGACATGCTTGAGACATGTGATAAGATCGAAAAGATTTATGTTATCAACAACTATGAAGGTGATGAAGCTGAATTGATGAAGTCTATCTTTACCAAGAACATCAAGAATTTGAAGAACAAGTTGGTGATGAAGAATGATATTGAAAGCTTGAAGAGTAAAGATAGTTTGCCAGATGTTGTCTGTGTTGACGATACCTCTTGCACTGTAGATAATCTTCTGCTATCATACGAAATTACTCCAAGCGGTGGAATCTTTTGTGGTAATGGTCATGAGACAGTAAAGGTCAAGACCGCCCTCAACGAGTTTCGTAGACAGAATAAGATTGGAACACCTATTCAGGTATCCAATAGAACAGTTTGGTTTTGGCCTAAGAGGTAATCATGAAAACAGCATTAGTTTTAGGAGCCGGTGGATTCATCGGCAATCATATGGTGAAGAGACTCAAGGCAGAAGGCTATTGGGTTCGTGGTGTTGATTTGAAATATCCTGAGTATGATAGAACAGAAGCCGATCATTTTGTTCTTCGCGATCTTCGTGATGCTAGAGAAGTGAGAGAATTGATTGGCTTTGCTGGTTCTTGTCGCAATCCACATCAAACATGGGCACTTCAGTTTGATAAGCCTTTTGATGAAATCTATCAGTTTGCTGCTGATATGGGTGGTGCAGGTTACATCTTTACCGGTGATCATGATGCCGATGTTATGCATAACTCAGCCACAATCAATTTGAATGTCCTTGATGCTGTGAGAGATATCAACCATCGACACAAGACAAATATTACAAAGGTCTTTTACTCTTCATCCGCTTGCATGTATCCTGAACACAATCAAATGGATCCTGATAATCCAAACTGTGAAGAGTCGAGTGCATATCCTGCAAACCCCGATAGTGAATATGGATGGGAGAAGTTATTCAGTGAGCGCCTATACCTTGCCTATAATCGCAATTACAATATTCCTGTACGCATTGCTAGGTTCCATAACATCTATGGTCCCTTAGGTACATGGGATGGTGGTAAAGAAAAAGCACCAGCTGCTATGTGTCGAAAGGTAATCACAAGCAACGGTGTTATTGATATTTGGGGTGATGGAGAACAGACTCGATCATTCCTTTACATCGATGATTGTATTGATGCGGTACGCCTTTTGATGAAATCTGATTTCATGGGACCTGTAAACATTGGTTCTGAAGAAATGGTGACGATCAATGAACTTGTGAACATCGTATCTACGATAGCCCTCAAAGATCCGCAAGTCAATCATATACCTGGTCCTACGGGTGTGCGCGGGCGTAACTCTGACAATCGTTTGATTGAAGAGAAGCTAGGTTGGAAACCAAAATATAACTTGCTGAAAGGTTTGATTCCAACATATGAATGGATCGAAGAACAAGTCATCAAAAAGGAATCAATGGTATGAACAAATTGAGATTGGGTTTCACCGACACATTCGGCGGCATCGAAAACTTCTTCACTAAAATTTTGTCTGAAAGATATGAGATCATTCGTGATGATTCTAATCCTGATTACTTGATCTTTGGTGACAAAAATTTTGGTAGCAACAACATCGCATACGATGCAAAGAACTGCATCAAGATATTTTATACAGGCGAGAATGCTCGCCCGTGGGAGTATCGTTGTCACAACTCAATCTCATTTGATCATTTTGAGTTTGAAGGTAAGAACTATCGATTGCCTCTCTATGTAATCTATGATTATGATAATCACTTTAGAGATGTGCCTAATACAAGCACCATCAGTACACCAGTTCATGGAAGAACACCTTCTGACCTCCTTCAAAGAAAAGAGTTCTGTTCTTTCGTTGTGAAGAATGAAGCATGTGCTATGCGTAATAGCTGGTTTCATAGACTTCATGCTTATAAACCAGTAGCATCCGCAGGCCCACTGTATAATAACACAGGCTATATCTTACCGCGTGGTGAACAGTCTGTGCAGGCTAAACTCAAATTTCTCAATAACTACAAGTTCAATCTCTGCTTCGAAAATTCCAGTTATCCAGGTTATGCTACAGAAAAGCTCTATGAAGCTCTATGTGCAAAGACTGTACCTATCTATTGGGGCAGCCCAACTATTGAGGTCGACTTCAATACGAAAGCTTTTCTCAACTGGCATGATTATGGTGATGATGATGCATTCTTCGAAGCTATCAAAGAGATTGATGAGAATCCTGATTTATATGAAGAAATGTATATGCAACCTATGTTTACCGATTATCAGAAGGTCAACAAGTTCTTTGACAAGGATCGCTTTCTGAATTGGTTCGATAAGAATGTTTACAAAGGTGTATTGAATGGCTAAAAATTTGATTATTACTCCTACTGGTATTCCAATGACGTTTGATACTCGATATGATGCAGACAATCATTGGCGCTATACCAATAAAGCTGAACGCAACTATGAATTGCTTTGTGTAGTCTATAATGATTTTGAACCAGAACCGAACACATATGATCATCTTCTTCGTATGAAGGGCCACAAATGGCAAATCATGAGAGAGATTCCTAAAGTATTTGATCTTTCACCATATCAATATATTGGTTGCGTCGATGATGACCAGATTACTGATATACACAATTTCAACATTGGGCTTGATTTAGCTCAGATGTTTGATTTCAAGATGTGGCAACTATCCATGATTGAAGGTTCTGGTATCATTTATGAATGTTTGATGCAGAACAAAAACTGGGTATTTACTGAAACCAACTTCATTGAAATGGGTAGCACCTTCTTTCGCAACGATAAGTTCTTCGAAGCCTTAGATTTCTTCAATGAACTTGACTTTACTGTTGGTTGGGGTATTGACAAAGTATGGTGTGATGTGCTACAGTCTACTGCAAATGTGGTTCATGCGGCATCTATCTATCATCCACCAAACCATATCAAACCTTCATACTATGATCAGAGTGAGGCTATGAGAGAAATGAACCACATGATTTACGAGGTATATCCTCGGATCATGCGTGATAAGTATAACAGAAAGAATTGGCAATTCGTCGATTCTCAAATGACTCTTAGAGCTTTTGAACTTGCGAGGTAATTATGACTAAGAGAGTGCTACTAACTGGTGGTTGCGGTTTCATCGCACACCATATGATCGATCTAATTCTTCAAAGAACTGATTGGCATATTACTACATTAGATCGACTTGACTATTCAGGTAATCTGAATCGACTGTCTGAAGTCTTGCAGAACTATGATGCTGCAACACAAAAGCGTGTGAACATTGTGTTCCATGATCTCAAAGCTGAGATCAATCCTCTCGTTTCAAATTTCATTGGTAAGCCAGATATCATATTACATCTTGCTGCATCTTCACATGTTGACCGTTCGATCACTCACCCTATGGAATTTATCAACGACAATATCATCGGCACAGCAAATCTTTTAGAATATGCTCGTCGTCTTGATTATCTTGATATGATGCTCTATTTCAGCACCGATGAAATCTTCGGTGTTGCACCACCTGGTGTTGCATATGATGAGAGAGCTAGATATAACTCTACCAATCCATATTCAGCATCAAAGGCAGGTGCAGAAGAATTGTGTGTTGCATATGAGAATACATACAAGATACCTATGATGATCACTCATACGATGAACGTCTTTGGTGAACGTCAGACACCAGAGAAGTTTATTCCTCTTTGCATTCGTCGCATTCACAGAGGTGAAAAGATTTTCATACACTCCGATCATACAAAGACGCAGGCTGGTAGCCGTTTTTATATACATGCTAAAGATGTTGCTGACGGTATACTTTTCTTACTTGAGAATAGGCCTCAACCTGCACCTGACTATGGTAATGCTCGTTGCGCCAAGTTCAATCTTGTAGGTAAAGAAGAGATTGATAACCTAGCCCTTGCACAGATGATTGCAGCAGCACAAGGTAAAGATTTGATATATGAGATGGTTGACTTTCACACATCACGTCCAGGTCATGATATGCGATATGCCCTAAGTGGTGATTTGATGAGATCGTTTGGTTGGGAGCCACGTATTGCATTGACAGAACGTATAAAACAGGTCTCCGATTGGTATCTGGAGAACCAAAGATGGTTGGAGCTTTGATATGAATAGTTTGAGAAGTTTTTTTGATAACGCTAAACACTCGTCTGATAAATGGGAACCTTATTTCAACATCTATGAAAGACACTTGAACGCCTTGAGAGATGAAGAAATCAACCTCATTGAGGTTGGTGTTCAGAAAGGTGGTTCTCTTGATATGTGGTCTAACTATTTTCCTAAAGCGAAAAAGATTACAGGAATCGATATTGATGTTGAATGTAAGAACCTGAGGTATGATGATGATCGCATAGATATTGTCATAGGCGATCAGAGTGATCCTGTTTTTTGGGATACATTTCTTGCGACGAATCCTAAGATTGATGTGTTCATTGATGATGGTGGCCACTTTATGGATCAACAAAAGCTAACCTTTGAAAAGATTTTCCCTGCTCTATCAATTGGCGGTATCTTCATATGTGAAGATTGTCACACCAGTTATATGTCACACAATGGTGGAGGTTTCGAAAATCAAAATTCTTTCATTGAGTATGCAAAGTCGTACATCGATGTTCTACATTGGAACTGGAAAGAAAGCTATAACACAGAGCTAGAAAGAAAATGGAAGATAGGTAGAGACTTGACATCTATACATTTCTATGATAGTGTGGTCGTATTCGAAAAACTTGGTAAAACGGAGATGAAACGTGTCGCACCTATCAACTACTGATTGCACCAAACTTACAGAATGTGTTGCTTGTGGTTCAAATAGGTTGAAGCTTGTTCTCGATCTAAAGAAGCAACCTCTTGCTAATTCATATAAGCTGAACAAGGATGATTGGCAACCAGAGTTTCCTCTAGCTATCAATCGCTGTGAAGAGTGTTATCATGTACAACTTACTCATGCTGTCAATCCTTCTCTCATGTTTGAAGATTATCTCTATGTGAGCGGTACTGCAAAAACTATGCATCAGCATTTCAAAGACTTTGCTACTATGGTCAATGATATGTCACCAGAAGCCGAGACTATACTCGATGTTGGTTGTAATGATGGTACTCAACTAGACTACTTCAAAGAAACGGGTCTCACAACTTATGGTGTTGATCCGGCTAAGAACCTTTATGAAAGATCATCGGCAAACCATCTTGTTTGGTGTGATTATTTCAATGATGATTGGATTTCGAAGTTGGTTGAAAATACCATATTCGATGTTATCACTGCACAGAATGTCTTTGCACATACAGCAGACCCACTTTCATTTTTGAAGACAGCATCGAAGGTTATGAATGAAGATAGTCTTTTGTTTATTCAGACCTCACAGGCCAATATGATTCTGAACAATGAGTTTGATACCATATATCATGAGCATATCTCATTCTTCAATTCAAAATCTATGAAGAAGCTTTGTGAACGTGCTGGTCTACATCTTGTTGATGTTCTACATATGCCTATTCATGGTACAAGTTATATCTTCGTCATCTCTAAGAAACAGATGCGTGGCAATGTTGATTATGTGATTCAGAAAGAAATGTCTAAGGGTCTTTATGAACCTGAAACATATATCAAGTATGCCGACTATTGTAATAAGATTGTGGAAGAGTTGGTTGAATTGGTCAGCCGAATGATGAGTAATGAAGTTGGTTGGTATGGTATTGGCTATGGTGCACCCGCAAAGGGTATGACACTACTAAATTACTCTGGTCTAAAGTTAGACTTTATAGTTGATGATAGTCCTCTAAAGCAAGGTCGATTCACACCAGGTTCTAGTATTCCAATCTATTCATCTGAGAAGTTGAAAGAACTAAATGGTGCAGTATGCTTTGTACCTCTCGCATGGAATTTCTATGATGAGATTGTAGAAAAAATCAAAACTATCCGCAGTTCGAGTGAACACGGTCAGTATGATCGCTTCGTAACTTATTTTCCTAAAGTGGAGATTAGAGAATGAAAAAGAAGTATGTCTACTACCATGTTTATCTACCAGATGAAGCTGCCGCATGGTCAAATTATTTGTTAGAACAATATAAGATGTGTGAAGATCATGGGCTTACCGATAACATCGAGAAGTTTTATCTTGTCGTTGTTGGTAAACCGAAGAATGTTGCCCTCGCAAAAGGTCTTGCAAATGTTTTGAGTGACAAAATTGAAGTTATAGAATTTGAAGACCGCTTTACTGGTGATAGTGATCTACATTCTCTCGACTTCGATCTTTATGGATATAACACTCGACCTATCACCGAGTATGCTACACTACAATTGATCTATAATCATGCCTTGCGTGAAGATGCGTATTTTTTATACATGCACTCAAAAGGTGTAACATCATATGAAAGATATTTGCGTACAGGTAAGTTCAATGAGTTCAAGAACCTTTTCTATTGGAGAAAATTTCTTGAGTGGAGCGTAATTGAAAGATGGCAAGAATGCACTAAATTACTTGAAAATTATGATGTGATTGGTTGCAACTATACTTCATGGCCTACGAAACATTTTAGTGGTAATTATTGGTGGTCAAAGTCGGAACATATCTGCAAAACTCCAGATATCCGTAATGGTAATGATGATTGGTGGAAAAATGAGTTGTTGAAGTATCCAATCATGCAGACACTTTCTTGGCGTTTTCGTGATGAAATGTGGATATGTTGTAGAGATGATGCTAAGATTCTTTCCTTGAAGAATGCTGAACAACCACCACCACAATCTAATCTTGCTGTAGATTTTATGCCTCGCAAGAAATATAGCTCTTGACAGCTACGACTATATAGTATAGTATCACTCTATCATAAAGTCAATGAGGAGTAAAACGGATGCCATACAAAGAAGTCTGGATTGATGACGAGGATCTCGATAACTTTGATGATCAGGAATTGATTGATGAGCTTCAAGATCGAGGATATCTTGTCATCGATAAGAAAGAAAAAGAGCCGCCTCAAGAGATTGAAGACGCAGTATGGTATTTTAGAAATGGTAGAAAGAAAGATGCTCTGATTATGTTGGAGCGAATTTATCCTGAGTTATATGGTTTGAGTAAATTGATCTAGAGGAGAAAATAAAATGGAAGTTATTGGTTTTACATTGCTGTTTCTTATTGTCGGATACATTGCGTATAAGGCAACTAGACCAGCCACTGATGATATGACAAACCCTGAAGGTTTGGCTGAGACGGTCAAGGCTGTTGAAGAAATCGTAGCTAAGTCTGAAGGACCGGCTATTCAAGAAATCAAAGCAAATATGCAGGCTATGCATGAAGAAGACTTTGTCAAGGCAATGGTAGAAGTAGCGACTAAGGTTGAAACTGCTGTGGTTGAAGAAGTCAAGGCTGAAGTTGCTAAGGTCGAAGAAAAGATTGAAGCTGTAGTTGAAGAAGTCAAGGCTGAAGCTGCTAAGGTCGAAGAAAAGGTCGAGGCAGTTGTTGAGACTGTCGCAGAAGAGGTTGAGGAAGTAGTCAAGAAGCCCAAGAGAGGCAAGAAGGCTAAGTAAAACAATTGCGGGTGTAACTCAGGGGTAGAGTGTCAGCCTTCCAAGCTGTTCGTCGCAGGTTCAAATCCTGTCGCCCGCTCCAAAACATACGAGGTATATTATGAGTGAGAATGAACCTATCGCATTTGAGGGTGGTTTTATCACAGTGAATGATGTTATTTCAAACGATGATGGTACCGCAACCGTCATCGTTGATATGGATTCAGAAGCAATCAAGGTCTTTGCGAGAATTGGTCTCCAGAAGACACTGATGGATTCCATCAAAGCTATGATAGCACTCGATGATATGGAAAAAACACAGGGTTGATGAAATGAAAATAAATATCGGACCATATCGTGAATGGATTGGCCCTTATCAGATTGCTGATACAATTTTCTTTTGGGTAAAACGTCGTGGCATCTTTGCTGAACCACCTGAGATTTATGAGCGTTGGGATTACAAAGCTGCTGAGAAGCTCGGTGATTGGCTTTCTGAAACCTGGGTTGGTCGTTTTTGTGCTTGGTTAGATTCAAAAAAGAAGCGTAGAGTGAAGATTCATATCGACGACTATGATACTTGGTCGATGGATCATACTCTTGCACTCATCATTCATCCTATGCTTATTCAACTACACAAGATAAACCATGGTTATGGTAATGTTGATGTAGAAGATGCACCTCATATCGGTAAAGGTGAAGAGACTGATTGGGGTCATAGTGACAACAAGGCTGAAGAGCGTTGGAACTGGATCATGGAAGAAATGATTTGGACCTTCGGTGCTATCCTTGATGAAGATGATTGTTTCTATGACCAAGAAACTGGAACTTGGGACTTCGAAGGTCGCAAAGCTCATGATGATCGTATTGCTAACGGGCTTCGTCTATTCGGTAAGTATTATCGCTCTCTATGGGACTAAACATGGTAATCTGCACCAATTGCAAAAAAGAATTTCAACCTTTCTTTGAAGATAATCAAACACAGGCCATGCATTGTGCAACGGATGTGTTTGAGAGAGAAGGTAAGAAGTATCTTGCTGGCAATTATGGTTCAACAATTGCTGATGGTTATATCTATGAAGTCTTGACAAACATCTATCCAACCGGTATAATCTGTGACCCTTGTATAGAGAAGGGTCTGGAAAACTATCACTTCAAACTAATCTCAACCTCCAACTATTTTGGTATTGACCTATGAAAGGTACATTCATGAAAAATTATGAATACGGACTCAATGTGCTTGAGACGCAATTCAAGCAACGAGCCTATGATGGTAAGTGGGAGAGGATCGCAAAGATCATCGACTACGAGAACAAGTATACCTATAGCACGGAATCTGGTAGCCGTGTCACTTTGATTCCTGAGAAGTGGGTCACTGTGGGTGTTTATGACTATATGTTGGAGTTTCAAGACTGATGGCCACAAATCTCAGACTGATCCGCCTGATTTCAGGTGAAGAGCTTATGGCTGAAGTGCTATCAGAAACTAACACGGATATCTCTATCAAGAATCCTGTTCGTGTCGTTCTTATGCCAAATAAGCTAGACCCAAAAACACCAACTGTAGGTTTTGCACCTTGGGTTGAATTTTCTGATGAAAAAGAGTTTACAATTCACAAGGCCCATGTTATAGTAACAATGAAGCCGGTACAGGAGTTTATCAATCAGTACAATAGTATGTTTGGTGGAATTGTTTCTGTACCTACAACGAAACTCATAATCCCAGGGATGTAATGACAAAATCATTCTATACGAATGTTCAGGTCTATGGTTCTAAAATCTTGTATCGTGGTGTTGAGAATGGGCGGAGAGTAAGACTCCGCTCAGATTATCATCCAACACTCTTTGTCCCCTCATCAAAGCCAACTAAGTTTACGACAGTCACGGGTGAACATGTTTCAGAAATGAAGCCTGGCACAATCCGTGAGTGTCGTGATTTCGTCAAGCAATATGATGATGTGCAAGGATTCAAGGTCTATGGTAATCAGAAGTATGAATATGCCTTCATTGCCGATGAACATCCCAACGAAGTTGATTGGGACTTAGATCATATCAAAATCTGCAACATCGATATCGAAGTGGGCTCCGAGAATGGTTTCCCGGAGCCTGCTGATGCATCTGAACCTATCACAGCAATCACCTACAAGATGGGTGATAAGTTTATGGTCTTTGGTTGTGGTGAATTTGAAAACAAGCGCAACGATGTCAAGTATGTCAAATGCCGTGATGAGTTCGACCTTATCAAAAGGTTTATTGATGAATGGTCTGGTGATTATCCTGATATCATCACAGGCTGGAACGTAAAGCTCTTCGATGTTACCTACATTGTCAATCGCATCAAGCGTTTGTTTGGTGATGATGAAGCTCGTCGTCTTTCACCTTGGGGTATTCTCAATGAACGTGAAGTGAACTTTGGGCCTGGTCGTCAATTCAAGACCTATATCATGCTCGGTATTTCTGTTCTCGATTATATCGACCTGTATCAGAGATATGCTCCTGATGGTAAGTCTCAGGCTTCGTATAAACTTGATAGCATCGCCAACGTAGAACTTGGTGAGCGCAAACTATCTTATGAAGAGTATGGCAATCTTCATACACTCTACAAAGATAACTATCAGCTATTCATCGAGTATAATATCAAGGACGTGGAACTGATTGAACGCCTTGATGATAAGCTAAAGCTGATTGAACTAGCCCTAACTCTTGCATATGATAGTAAGACCAACTATGATGATGTGTTCGCACAGGTTCGTATGTGGGATGCTCTTATCTATAATCATCTTCGTGAGAAGAATATGGTTCTTCCACCTATCACACAACATAGTAAGTCTGAGGCTTATGTTGGTGCATATGTGAAAGACCCAATCATCGGTCTTCATCATTGGGTTGCATCATTCGATTTGAACAGCCTGTATCCGCATCTTATCATGCAGTATAATATCTCACCTGAAACATTATTGGAACCTAAAGATTATGAAGATGTTCATCGCAATATCCTTCTTCGCAATGTTGATGTTGATAGGCTTCTCTCTCAGTCTATCTCTACAGATGGGTTGGATAAACATACACTAACACCAAACGGTCAATTCTTTCGTATCAACAAGCAAGGTTTTCTACCTGAGATGATGGAGACAATGTACAATGACCGTACAGTCTATAAGAAGAAGGCCATCGAAGCAAAGAAAGAACTAGAACTTGAAAAAGATCCTGTAAAAAGATTTGAGATTGAAAAGAGAATTGCGAGATATAACAATCTGCAATTAGCTAAGAAGGTCTGTCTGAACTCAGCTTACGGTGCATTGGGTAACGAGTACTTCCGTTTCTTTGACATTCGACAAGCATCTGGTATCACTACAGCAGGTCAATTGTCTATTCGTTGGATCGAAAAGAAACTCAATGAGTATATGAACAAGATATTGAAAACAGAGGATGAAGACTATGTTATTGCGAGCGATACGGACTCGATCTACCTTTCACTTGATAAGTTGGTCAATAAAACTATTAGAGAAGCGAATCCATCTTGTACAACAGATGAAATCATCGCCTACATGGACAAAATCTGTGAAGCTAAGATTCAACCGTTTATTGATAAATCTTACGGAGAGCTTGCTACTTACACTAACGCTTTTGCACAAAAGATGATGATGAAGCGAGAAGCTTTGTCTGATAAGGGTATCTGGACTGCAAAGAAGAGATACATTCTTCGTGTACATAATAACGAGGGTGTTCAGTATGCAAAGCCGAAGCTAAAGGTCATGGGTCTTGAGATGATCAAGTCTTCTACACCTTCTGCATGTAAAGAGAAGTTGTGGGAAGCTATCGATATCATTTTCAATCGAGATCAGGCCGCAATCATCAAGTTCATCGATGAGTTCCGTCAAGAGTTCAAGAAAGAAGATCCTGTCAACATTGCGTTCCCTCGCGGTGTGAATGGATTGAAAACTTATAGCGGCAAGAACGGTGCTATCTTTGAGAAAGGTACTCCCATTCATGTTCGTGGTTCTCTTGTCTACAATGCTTTGTTGAAGAAGCACAAGCTTGAAAAAAAGTATGAGCTTATCAAAGAAGGAGAAAAAATCAAGTTCATTTATCTGAAAGAACCGAACACAATCCAATCCAACATCATCTCTTTCCCCAATGAGATACCAAAAGAGCTTGACATTCATAAGTATATCGACTATAATACTCAATATGAAAAGTCTTTTGTTGAACCTCTAAAGATTGTGCTTGATAGCATTGGCTGGAAGACAGAAGAGGTGAGTAGTTTAGAAGCATTCTTTTCATAGCCTATATAACTCAGGATAAGGAGATTCTTATCCGTCAAATAAGGAGAAGCTTATGACAGATATCTTTGCATCACTAATCAAAGAGACAGGAAACGAATATGCTGGCATTGTTGACGATGGCGTGGAGGCTGGTGACGTTACTAGTTTTATTGGAACTGGTAGTTATAGTCTCAATGCTCTACTTTCTGGATCGATCTACGGTGGATTACCTGGTAACAAGGTTACTGCACTAGCAGGTGAACCTTCAACAGGTAAAACATTCTTTGCAATGAACATGGTTCGCCAGTTCTTGCGTGACAATCCAAAAGGTTTCGTTTTCTATTTTGAATCGGAATCAGCCATCTCAAAGAAGATGCTTGAAGACCGAGGTGTTGACGTTAAGCGAATGGCTATCATGCCTGTGGCTACAATTCAAGAGTTTCGCACACAGGCCGTGAAGATACTCGACAAGTATCTTGAGCAGAAAGAACGTCTACCTATGATGTTTGTTCTCGACTCACTCGGTAATCTTTCAACCGAAAAAGAAATGCAAGACATTGCGGATGGTAAAGACACCCGTGATATGACAAGAGCGCAACTCATTCGTGGTGCTTTCCGTGTACTCACCCTCAAATTAGGCAAAGCTAACGTGCCATTGGTTGTCACAAACCATATCTATGATGTTGTTGGTGCTT